AGTGAATTTTTAAATGGGTTATAGTTTGTTTGACCCGATATTGTATTGTTAAAAATATTTGTTATCTTACCCGCGAGTCTAAACTTGGTTGAGTTTTGTCTTTCTTTATTAAACTGGTCTTCCAAGTTTAATATTTCGTTTATCTCACTTTCAATAATATTTTTTCTACCACCTTTTAAATCTACGTTTATTTGCATCTCAGTATTAGACGAACCCGCAAAACGGTCTTCACCTCTAACGATACGAATGGTACTATCTTTTTTATTACTCATTAGTCTTGTAAGAAAATATATTTCTGTATATACTGATTTATTGCGCTTTTACCTCTCTTTAATCCGAAATAGAAGAAGAACGGTGAACCAACTTTAAAGTTACCTGAGTTAAGATTATTAACAGGATATGAGTCATATTCAGGGTCGTTAACGCTTCTATTATATATATAACCCAAACCATAACCTGCGTTAGGTTTCATATAGGTTGAGTTACCGTTAAAGAAGTCGTCTGATTGATAACCTGAGGAATAGATATACTCAGTTTGCCAGTTGTTAAATTCTGTGCCAAATAATTTGTTGTCTTCTATTTTCCACATATAGTATGGTACTATCTGAGTTTTGTTATAACCAAATGTATTTGTAGGTCCTTCAGGATTAGTACCAAACGTTGTAACACCGTTTGTTAAAACTCTTCTATTGATAGTGTTTGAACTAAACCATATACCAAACCTGTCATCAGAAACAGTAATACTATCAGCGTAGTTACCTTCTAAGAATGGTAAAACACCATATTCAGAATTAATACTTACCATCTGAGCAAAATCTCCATCAACTCTCGCATCAAAAGTTCTACTGATTGCCGTGTCGTCAGCCCTTGAAAATAATTGACCTATAGACCCATCACCTGCATTTAATAATTGCTCTAAGAAATTAGCATTTGCCAATCTTGAAATCAAAAACAAATTGATGATATCTGAAGGGTCTTTATACGTTGAACTTTTTATTGTATCAATAATATATCCTTCAAATTCAGGTGAAAAAGATATTTCTTTTGTAAATTCGTCTCTCGGACCCAATTCCATGATAGTAGTTGGATACCAAATATTTAGTTTGTTTTGCCCGTTGTAGTTATCTCTACTCGGCGCTTGACCTACAAACTGTGACGTACCATCATTAAATGGTGTTGACCTGTAATAAAATGAGTTAGTGTAGTTGTTAAAGTATAATGGACCTTGACCTCTTAACGCTGAGATGGGTTGTTGTGGGTCTCCGCAATATTTATATCTTTTTACTTGACTAAAGTTTTCATTATTTGCACCACTTTGATATATTGTTTGTTTTTGGAAGGCTGGCATGTATAAGTTACCGTTTAACCAATTGTTTTGGAACATCTGACCGATAACTCCTTGACATACGGCAAACATAAATCTAAGTCTTGTTCTATATTCAAAGAACATTCCAATATCTCTTGGTATGGTTAATATTAATCTTCTTATTACAAAGTTATAGCATCCGTTGGTTAATCTTTCGTCACTTTCAATAGGTCCGGGTAAGTCACAGGGGTTTACAACTTCAAAGTTCTCTCCACTTCCTGTATAACATGCAAGTGGTACCATCGCCTCACAACTAAAACTGTTTATTACCTCTGATACAAATCCTGTAGTATCTTCTGCAGCATCTTGACTATCTCCACTTACATCCGAAGCTCCAATAGTTTCTCCTTCAACATTTGTCACCACACCATCTTCGTCTAAGAAAAACATTTGTTGTTTTAAATTTAAATGTAATGCGTATCTTCTAAATTCAGGTCTTCTATTATCTTTTCTATCATATTTATCAAAAACATCACCAGATGGTAATCTATCAGACCTAAATATTTTAAATGCACCCATCGTAGTTTTTGGTTGTTGGTCTGATAAGTTTCTAGATAAATATAATGGAGATATTGTCCATAATTTGTCTTCATCACCTTCAGTTAGTCTTCTTCTATCGTTATTAAGGTCCGAATATTGGTATCCACATCCTTCAATTTTTCTTTGTACCCATGGGTCAATACCGGTTTCAGGAAACCCTCCTCCTTCACCGTCAGGACAATTTATACCCTGTCCATCATCACCCATTTCATCAGTATAACGATTATCTTCAGAAATTTGGGCATCTAAAGATACATATTTGTTAAATGCTTCTGTTTCGAAACTTTCCCATCCATTAGGTGAGAATGTGTATGAATTGTGGTATAACGCCTTGGCGCTAAACCCGTCAGGACCATAACCAGCATAGTTACTATCGTGAAATTTTAACCCATTATCTGCCCATTTATAGTGCGGTGTCGGTGTTTTTTTTGAACCAGCCCTCCATATTAAATTCTGAAATCCGGTATTTTCACCAGATGCAACATTCGGTTGTATGGGTATATTCATATAATATTCACCTTCAACTACGACTTTGTTTGCCCAGTTAAAAAATTGCCCGGGTCCAGTTTCGTATCCAAATAACTTAGATAGGTCATATCTAATCTTTTGTTTTGGTGTGTATGGGTCAACTCCTCTCACACAGAATAAAACAACTAAATCTCTCCACGTATTATCACCCTGTTTAAATTGTCTAGAAACCACTAACTGGTTATGATTATTAGCCGAATCATCGTTATTTTGTTTACACTCATATCCTTGTTGATATCCAGTTACATATTTTCGTAATAATCCATGATAGTAATACTGGTCAGCATTATCACCTGAACTTGTTGCTTGTTTACTAACAACATCATTCATAGTCATAGCGGTTATCGCTTGAAAATATTCCAATCCAGATTTAAATTTATAACTGGCAGTACTAGCGGTATTAACTATCGGTACCATAATACCTGTTTGGTATTCTTCGTTGGCTCCCATGTATTTTATTTCCCTAAATACATATCCATTTTCATTCCATGTTCCAGTAGTACCTGTAATACCGTTATTACCAAACTGATTACCGTTTGGGTACGCATTAATGTTTGGGTCATTTATATTGTTAGGGTTGTTGAATGTAAATAGTTGACCAGCATTTACGACAGTCCCTGGGTCTAAAACCATAATAAGACAACTATCATCCCAAACAGGAGATTCTTGATAACCAAAAACATCGTTTACCGTTCTTAATCGTATTCTATTTGTGGTGTATGGTTGATGATTTTCATTACCTGTGTCACCAAAATACATTGCTCTTCTGTTAATTAAGTTTAGTGTTTGTGCCCATGATGGGTCAGGAGAAACTCTCCATCTAACACTTCGGTTACCCTGGTTACTCTCAATATCGTCATAATTTGTATTTTGCCATATAGGGTATGCCGGTGATTTATACCATTCTGGTTGGTCTCTCGTACCAGAACCGTCCTCTTGGTATTGTTCAATTTCGGCTTTATAGTAGGCATTTTTATCATTATTATCATACCCACTACATAATAATCTAGCGGTGTATTCTCCCATTATATGCCCAGCATCTTCGTTATAACAAACATAAGCGTCTTGATAGGATTCACTCCACGTAACATCCGCAATAGGACCAAAAGATAACTCATCCGCTAATGCGTCTAAATCATTACTGTCTTCGCTACTAACACTACCGGCCTTACAGTTACATGCCTCACAATCAGGATAAGTCAACATAGGTAGTGATATATTTTTAAAAGGATTTTCTTTAGATAATTTGTTTATTCTAGCATTTTTACAGTCTTCTCTAGTTAACCTTCTTGAAAAAATAGATGCTATAATACATAAAACGAAAATAATTCCATTAATAAGTGCGATTATAATATTTAAAATCGCTCTTACTATTGGATATAGTAAAGCCAATACGTGTAGTAGCACAATAAGTACTAAAATAGCGGGTGTTAATATTGTTATTAAGAAGTTAAATAAAAAGATTAGTATACTGCCATTTCTTTGTGCGTCATTAACAGGTAATTTATTATTTTCCGATAGACATCTCCTATCATCAATTTCTTTAATTCCTAAGTGTTTAATTCTATTAAATCCCCATTTAAATCTATCGTAATGACTAGCAATAGTATAAACCTTATTAAAGTTAAACTGATAAAAGGTATCTTCACAATTTATTGCAGCATCAGCATCGTAATATTCGTTCCAATCTAATGAAAACGCATATGATTTATTTCTCACCTCGTCTGAAGGTGCATCATCCATTGTAGTTCCTGACCATCCGTGTTCTCTAATGTTTGGAACTAAATAATTTGCCCTTAGTATGTCTCCTTGTAATCCGTCTTCATTTTGCCATTTTATTTTAAATCTATATTTACCTTTTGTTGGTATACCGACTGAAGGGTCTAAAGAAATGATTTCTTCCCCAAATTCATTCGTAATTATATAATCTAAATTCATAGGTAGGTCTGTCATCCAAACCCCATCGTCATTAATTATATTACCACCTTCCTGAAATTTATATTCTTCCAATATCGGTTTACCTTCATTATCTACATCTATTGTTTGTCTAATAGATAATATCTGACCCGGACCTGTGGTCATGTCACATAGTTTACCAACATCTTTTTTTGGTTTACAATTACCTTTAATATAATCATCATCGGTAGTTGACATAATGGAACCCATAAAAATGGCTTGTGGTTGTATTTCTATACCTAAGTCTCTTAAATCAAAATCAGTTCTTATAATACCTACATCACATAAATCATTTTCACCCCAAAAAGGTGTTACATCTATCTCTCTAACACTATTAACAATCTGTGGCAAACTATCTAAATCTTCTGATGATTTAAAATCTTGTCCATTAAATTGGGTTGGTACACCTATACCCATTCTAATTAAGTCTGATGGTCTTAATGAAAACTGACCCATGTTAGATAGGTCTAAATCCATTACAAGTTTTTGTGACCCTAATGGAACACCAACAATCATAAAATCACCTGACTCATTTGTTTTTACAGTATACTTATAATATTTTTCATATACTTGTAGAACCTCTTTCCTTGTGAGTATATCCTCTCTATCAGGAAAGGTTCCTGTCGGTGTGTGTCCACCATATTCCCTTACGTATGGTAATAGATTATATCTGTACCCATCTTCATTTTTAACTTTTAAATTTTTGTATGGATATAATGTTGATATTATTGGGTCGTTTTCATCAACATTATCTAACGGAACAAAAATAGAAATTGTTGCGTTTGGTATACCGTATCCTCCGTTGGCCACAACTCTACCCGCAACAACACCGTAGTCCGCACAAAATCTGTCATATAAATCTTCTTGTCTTAATTTTAAAGAAAGTATCTCTAAAAAATCAAAATCTTGACTAATGTTTAATCTAACTTCTTTGTCTACCCCAATATCGGTTCTAAATCTATATGATTTTGGCATTTAATTTCTTTTAAGATAAATAGTTATTTACCTTAATTTTAATTTCAAAAAAATAAAAGTATATGGAATAGGATTAAGAGAAATCTACGTTCTTAAGTGTTTTGATTCTAACCTTAATGTCGTTTTCAGGAAATCTTACTTGGTATATTTGGTTTGGTTGCGCAAATATAGTATCATCAATTAACTCAATTTGTTTGGTATTTTTGTCTGAGTATCTTTGTGATGTTTCTGACGATGAGTATTGTCCACCTGTTTTATTAAAAACTTTTAAATCTGCTATTGTACTTACACCTGGCGTGTCTTGTATTATTCTACGTATGTCAGATATATTAACATTTTTACCTAATAAATTTGTTTGTGGTGACATATATGAATTAACACTATTAACTATATTTGTTATTACCTGTCCTTGATTTTCGGTTGACTCCATAGCAACAGAAAACTCAAATTCTAAGTCAATAACTTGAGCACTTCTAACTGAGATATAATCATTTATCATTCTATAATTTGATAAATAATTCGCGATATTTTCTTTTAATGTATTTGAAACACTGCCGGTTAGTTTACCGTTATTATCGTAAGAAAGTATTTCTATTTTAATTTTATTATCTTCTTCGGTTATCGCCGCTTTTGCAGGTGCACCAAATCTACTCGGCATAGTCCTTATTAGGGAGTTGTAATCATTTATTGTTACCGCTCTTTTTTGTGCTGCAAAGTTATATGTAACCATATTTCTTACTTCTTCAGTCGTTGGTAGGTTACCTCCACCGATTGCCGCTGTAACGTTGTTACATCTTAATGTTTGTCTAACATTTTCATTTATACTATTAGACGGACCATTAATTGAAAAATTAATAGTACCTATTTGATTGATAGTGTTAACTCCTATGTTTGATGTTTCTCCACCACCAACTCTATATTTTACAAATAACGTAGTATTTGCTTTTACCGTTCTACCTAACGCTATGTTATTTTGGTAATCTTGTAATCTTACAGGGATACCTGTTCTTGCAAACTGAGCTAGTTGGTCGTCTGCGGTTACAGTAGCACTTCCAAATTGGACTCTACAATAACCTTCAGGTGTGTATTCACTTATAAATCTGTTTTCTGTTTCTATATATCTCCCAACTTTAATTCCTGGATTGTCAGATGCCTTTGATGGGTCTTCAACAAAAATTGTGTTTTCAGCCAATGCATCAACTTCATACCATTTATTTGGTGATGTTATGAATTCTTCATATGTTGGAGGGCTTGAGTATACTGTACCGTCTTTTTGTATTAATGATGTAATACTTAAAACATTTTTCTCAGGTAAGAAGAATTCATAGAATGGTTTTACGTCACTACTATTAATAACTTTTTTAAATATTTTAGTCGTACCGTTTACTACCACTTCCCTTTTAGTAATCGTATAGTTTACTATTCTATTATTAGAGTCAAAATTTGGTACCTTTGTTCTGTTAGGAAAACCTTTACTGTTATATTGAGTACTAAAATCTATATCGTCAGGATTTTCAAATATTTGTCCCGCACCTAAAAACTGTGAACCTGCTCTGATAACACCTAAGTATCTACTATCTTCTTGGTCTCCGAATGCGGGAACTGTTATTGAAACATCTAATATTGCAATTGATGGTCTATTTCCTGGTATTTTTAATCCGTATGTTCTCGCAATATTATATATTGAAGATTTTTGTTGTGCGTATTGTAAGACTGTTTCTTGTATACTTCTGTCAATATGAAAATGTAAATTATCACCTATAGCAGCATTTAAGTCTAAAAATACTGAGAATACCGAAGCATCATTAAAATTATCAATTAACTCAGGGTAATATTGTCTTGTAAAATTTATTAGGTCTTGTCTTAGACCTTCAAAATCTCTTTCAGTATATGATATTTTGCGATTAGCCATTTAACTTAAATATTTATAATTATAAAATCTCTTGATTCAAAAGTATTTTCTTTAATACTATAATCTATTTTTACTTTAGCTGTATAGTCTTCAACACCTTCACCAGCAGTTCTGAATATATCAAACATTTCATAAGTAACTTCTTGGTCCTGTAAGTTTAAATTACCCACAGGACTTTTATCTTCATCAGTATATGGTGTAATTGATACGTCATTTATCTGTAGATTAGGTATATATTTATCAACCGCGTCTTGAATGTCTGATTTTATCGCATCAAATGTAGGTCCGTCCATAGGCTCAAAAATAAATTCATATATTCTTGTGCCAAAATCCGGTAGGTAGTATCTACTTCCTTTTCTTGTAAGTATTAAATGTAATAAGTCCGCTCTTACCTCCTCAGCAACTGTAGTAGTAAGTGACAAATATTTACCTTCGGTACTTTGTCTAAAAGGAAAATTTACTCCATATGTTTTATTTAATGCCATACCGATAAATATTCGTAATATTAATTTTATAAAAAAACCCACCTTTTTAGGTGGGTCTTTTTATTATCCTTCACAAGCTACACATTGTAGGTCATTTAAATTTAACTTTTTTCTTGCAAATGCCTGAGCCGAATTCATAGAGTGTTGGTAATATAACGTTTTAACTCCCAACTTCCATGCATCTATCAAAAGTTTGTTTACATCTTTTGTTGGCATATCAGGTGATATCATAAGATTAAGTGACTGTGATTGGTCAATGTAGTCTTGTCTAATTGCCGCCTGATTTATAATAGACGCTTGGTTGATTTCAGCAAAAGTCCTAAAAACTTGTTTCTGTTCGTCAGTTAAAAAATCTAAGTGTTGTACCGAACCGTCATTCTTTTTAATACTATTCCAAGTTGTTTTAGTATTTTTACCCAATTCAATTAAGAGTTTCTCTAATACAGGATTTTTAATAGTAACTTTCATCTTAGCTACATCTTTAACATAACAATTAGACCATATTGGTTCAATTGACTGTGATACCTGACCTAAAATAAATGCCGAGGATGTTGTAGGTGCAATTGCGTTTAATGTTACATTCCTTCTACCATAACCTTTCAAGTATTCGGGTTCTCCAAATTTCTTAGCCAATTCTTCAGAAGCCTCATACGATTTTTCTTTAATCAATTTGAAGACTTCAACGTTAAGTTTAGCGGTTTCTTTTGTGTCAAAAGCTAGTCCTTTTGACTGTAAAAGAGAGTGCCATCCCAAAACTCCGAGTCCAAGGGCTCTTTGTCTTTTAGCGAAATTATATGATTTTTCTAAATAGAAGAATGCTCTTTTACCTTCAATAGTCCCATTATCACGAATATCTTCAATCTTAGTCAAAAATTCAGTAACTACCGCATCTAAGAAATAAGTCATAACTTCAACAGCATCTGTGTCTTTCCATTCATCATAATGAAGTAAATTCATAGATGAAAGAACACATACGAACGACTCTTCTTCAGAATTATGAAGTGCAATTTCAGAACAAAGATTAGAATTATAAATCTTGGCACCTTTATCCTGATAAACTTCAGGTGATTTATTATTCATAGTATCTGTGAACATAATGTACGGATAACCAATCTCACCTCTTCTTTGAATTACTTTTGCCCAAATCGCTCTTTTGTCCGTGTCTCCTTCAATCATTTCGTTCATAAACTCGTCAGTAACTGTAACCGCGTGAGTCAAATCTTGGATTGGAAAACCTTCGGTTCCGATTTCTAAGAACTCCATAATATCAGGATGTTCAACTGGTAGATAAGGTGAAAACCTACCTCTACGTGTTGCCCCTTGTGAAATATTATCCACAACACTCTCAAACAAATTCATAAAATGAACTGAACCAGGCGCATGACCGTTATCTGTAATCTCAGCTCCACGTCCTCTAATATTACCAAAGTAACCTGAGGTACCTCCACCCATCTTGCTCATCTCACCAACTTCTGCTTGTGTGTAAAGAATTGATTCAATATTGTCTCCAATATTAGAACCAAAACAACTCACAGGTAGTCCTCTTTTCTTACCGAAGTTCGCCCACACAGGTGATGATAATGAATACCATCCTCTACCCATATAGTCAAAGAACTTATCTGCGAACCCTTCCATACCCAAAAGTTTTTCTGCGTGGTCGGCAATAGTTCTAATTCTTTCCAAAGGTTCTTCCCCTTCACTCAAATACCCTCTACGAAGGAAGGTAATTGACTCTTCATTAATCCAATCAAATGCTTCTCTATTTTCCATTTTCTTTTTATATCGTTATTAAAATAAATCGTTTGATGTAATTGACTTCGCCTTCTTACTGTAATTAATACTTCTCTTATTAAAGAAGTCAGTATGTTTTGTAGTTAGAATTTCGTCGTCAAACCATTCTGTTGTTTCTAATATAGTATCGTTAATTTCAAAGATATTATCAATACCAATAGAGTTTAATGATAGATTAAATCTATTTTTAATAAACTCCAATGTTTGGTTTTTAGTTAGGAAGTCCATATCTCCCTTTTCAAATATCCAGTTCACAACCTCCATCTCAGCTTCATAAGCTTCTTTGGTTGATATGATAAGGTCTTCTACCAACTCTTCAGTCCACCAATCAGGGTTTTCTTCTTTGATAAGGTTTACCAAATCAAATCCAAATTCAGCATGGATATTTTCTTCTTTTGAAGTAGCCTCAACGGCGTTACTAATACCTTTTAACATATTCTTATGTTTGTTAAATGACATAATAACCAAAAACTGAGAGAATAGTGATACGTTCTCAATAAACATTGAGAAAAGAACTATTGACTCAAAGTATTCTTTGTTTTCAACCGCTTTTGAGTTTGTGATTGCCTTTTCCAAATACTTAATTCTTCTTCTAATTGCAGGAACTTGTAATAGGTTTTCAAACTCTCCGTTTAATCCCAACAACTGAATAAGGTGAGAGTATGCGTCCGCGTGTCTTACTTCTGACTCAGCAAATGTTGCCCCCACATTTCCAATTTCAGGTTTTGGCATTCTCTTATATATGTCTCCCCAAAATGATTTAACCGCAACTTCAATCTGAGAAATTGCAAGCATCGCTCTCTCCAATGCAGTTTTTTCAACTTCATTCAAATGAACTTTAAAGTCTTGAATATCTGAAGTGAAATTAAACTCCGTGTGAACCCAATAAGAATGTCTGATAGCATCCACATACTCATTTAGGTTTGGGTACTCATATGGTTTTAAATTTGTTCTCTTTGCAAAGATATTTCTTCTTCTCTTTGCACGGTATAGGATGTATTCTTTCGCTACATCATTTAAACCGTTATCCATCAATTTATTCTCCACCATGTCGTGAACATCATCAACATGAGGGATACGGTCTTTGTTATTTCTAAACAAAGCTTTTGCGGAAATTCTTGCAATCTTTTCGGCCATCTCATCATCAACAGCATCGATACTATGCATAGCCTTTAAGACCGCCATTTCAATTTTATCTACCTCAAATGGTACTTTTGTACCCGTTCTCTTTACGACATAGCGTATATCACTCTCATTATTATTATATAAATTTTCCATTTTTAAATAAATTTGTGGGGTTTATTATCTATTTTCCTTCTCCTTTCTCTTATTCAAAAGTTCTTTAATCCTTTCCCTGTTTCTTTCTTCTTTCTGTTCTTCAAGACCTAAGAATGTAACACTTTGTTCTGTGTCAATTTCCAACATCTCGTTATCGAACTTACAGTTTTCAAAAACAACGCCATCCTTACCAATACGAGATTTGGTAATTGCGATGGTTGCAAGGTTCATCTCCTTTTGTTGTAGAGATTTGGCAACAGATATAATTACGTGACCAACTTGAGCCTTCTTAATAGACCCACCCATTTGGTCTGTCGTAACAACCTCTGATGAGATTGAGTTTCTGTTACCTTGTGTCGCAGTCCAACCGACCAAGTTAAGTTCATGGTTCATCGCCTCATAACTTCTCATAACGGAACCTTCGCTCTTCCATTCGTCACCCAAATTTTTGTCAGGAACTACACAATCAATGTAGTCCAAAACAACCATATCAATCTTAGTTCCTTCTGCTATCATTTTACGAATCTGGTTCTTAATCTGATTCATTGTCAAAGTATCAGATGGTAACTTTTTTAAGATAAGTTTATTGGGTGCGTTTTCCTGAATGTCTCTAACTTTTGCAAGGACTTTATCCTTGTGCATTGATAACAAATCAGGTGCGATTTGAGTCCATAGTGTGAAGTGTTTTCTTTGAATAATCTTTGGGTTATCCTCAAAAAATATTTGAAGGACATTGTAACCCAAATTAAATGCATGGTTGGCGATTTTCGTTAACAGTGTTGACTTACCAACACCTGTCGGTGCCAAGACAACTCCCAATTCCCCTTTTGCTATACCTCCCTTTAACAGGTTGTCAATACCGGGAATTCCCATAGGGATGGGATGTCTAAAATCTTCCTCCAATACCTCATCCAAATTAGAAAAAACATCAGCAGTTCCTGCGTCAACCTCACCTACCTGTAGTGCGTCACGAACCATTTCTTCAAGGTGGTCATAGCTTTCAAAATCACCTTTATCTATGATTTTCTGAGCTTTAACCATAACTTTTTGTAGTTCCTGTTGTTTACAGAACTTCAATGCTTTTTCCTGAACGAAGGTCTCACCTTCAGCAGGTGCCTCCTTAACTTGGTCAACCATATCCAATACCATCTTCTGAGCCATCGGTGATGAAACCTCAGATTTTACAAGTTGTTCCAAAGTGTTGTATGATGGAGTATGTTCGTATTTCACATAATACTCCTTAACAATTTGCATAATCAACTTGAAGTATTGATTGTCAAAGTACTTGGGCTCGATTACATCAACAATAGAGGTTGCAAAATCCTTATAAAGGATAATGTTATTAAGTAATTGTATTTGAAATGTGTTTCCGAGATATCCAAAATTCTTTTCCTTTGACATGTTGATTAGTTTTCGTGTTTGACTGTTTTAATAAATATGCTTAACCCAACTTATAATCCATAAATTCGCGTGTCAATTTGTCAGTTGAGAACACTTCGGTGAGTGACTTTAAGACACTCTTCAAATGAGGTCTAACATCAACTGTGTACCGTACCTTTGGAGGGTACATTTTACCATCCCACGTCCGTTGGTAGACTGTGTCATCGCCCAACTTAATGAAGATGTTAAAATTTTCGTCATCGTCAGTCATAGAGGTTTCCAAAATCATAGGGTCAGCCATGATTTGAAACTCGTTATCCAACATGTATGACACCGTTTTAATTTTAAGACCATTATGAATAGTATTCATAATGTCATTAACCGTGTCGTGCAAATTAATACTATTTCTAGTATTTTCATTGTAACCCTTCACATTAAAATAACGCTGAACAATAATGTTGTCATTCAATGTCAACAAAAATTCCATCTTCGTAATGTCATTTTTTTCCTTACTCATGTTTTGTTTGTTTTAATTAGTTTTTTGTTTTTTTAAATCGTCTTTTTTCTTTTCTCGTTAGTTTCATGAATGGGGTGAGAAAGTAAACCCATGCATTATCTGTTTTTGGTAAATATTTAAAAATTCCATCGTTCATCATCATCCTCATAAGGTTTTGATATCCCCTTCCCTCAGGGTCTATGTCCTCTTCATAATAAAGTTGAACGAGTTCCTTTGCCTCTTCTGTTAACAAAGGTTCAGAAAGGTCCACGAGTTGTTTGTTAATAACATAAAACTCTTCTCCATATACCCCTCTTTTCGTCTTTCCCGATAACAAGTTTTGTAACGCTCTGTTGTCTTTATCATTTTCGTGTAGTTTTTCACCTTTTTGTAAAATGTCGTCAACAGAGACTATGGAGTCAAGTATCTCAGGAAAAAGTTTTGAAAAAGTCTTTTCACCAAAGTAGTAGATACCATCAATGTTATCTGATTTATCACCAGATATAATTTTGAAGGTGGCAACATTTTGGTGGGGGATTGAAATATCTTTCAGTTTGACTTTGTCCCCATATTTAATCATTTGTTTTTGGGACGGAGAATAAATCTGCACATTCTCAGAGATGAGTTGTGTTAAGTCTTTATCCGCAGAGAATATCGTTTTGTGTTCGTCCAAAGAGATTTGACAGTAGTAGGCAATCATATCGTCAGACTCGTTACCATCTACCACCACCTGA